CGATAAGCAGATACACCTTTCTTAGTCATACCAGCACCACTTTTAGTAGGTCTGTAATTAGCTCCTTTACCCTTAGTTGTTTTGGGTATAGGGTTTTCTTTTCTTCTCATTGTAAAGAATAATAACTAGTCTTTATTTCTTTTCATAGCTGGTTCAGAGGTCATTCCACCGCCAAACATTTTTTTAACATATTCTTTGTATGAAGTAGCTTCTTTACCTGTTTCTGTTCCGCCACCTTTATTGTAATTTAATGCACCACCTTCTCTATACATAGAACTCATAGGTGCTTTAGGCATAATTTTAGATTCTCCTCCACCCATATATCCTGACATTCCTCTATTCTTTTTTTTCAAACCCATATCTTTATTTGGCATAATAACTCCTTAAATTAATTAGATACTTACAATACTCTATTTTACTAGAGTATTATAAATATAAATGATACTACTTTTTCTTAGAAGTAGTTTTTTTTGTTTTAGCTTTTTTCTTAGCTGGTTCTTTTTTTGTAACTGGTGTTTTACCACCAACATAAGCTTCATTAACTTCAGGTGTAGATAAGTCATCACCGACAAGTTGTCCTTTATCGTTTCGTGCTCTATCACCATTCATTTCAGCACACTTACGTTCTGCATCTTCTAGATCAGGGTCTGGACCAAATACAGGTTTGTATATTCCATCTTCATCTAGTTTAAGAACTTTGTATTCTGCTGGAAATTGACCAGTTTCTGAAATTACATATTGTTTAGACATAATTGCTCCTATGCGTGAAATACTGTCATTGTTAAAAATGTTGATACAGTATATTCAATATATATACCATCATTAAAAACAACACCTTCATCTGGTATTACCACATCTCTTGTTGCATCAGCATCACCTACAGAACTTAATCCCATAATACTTGTTCCAGAAGGAGAAGTATTTAAGAAATCAACTGTTCCTGCTGTAGCTGTGCTTGTTAAATAAATACCTTTAAGCCTACTTCTTCCTGAAAAAATAACATCGGCTGCTGAAGTATTAACTCCTGCACTAACATTACCTGCTGGGTTTCCCACAGCAGTTATTGAAGCTATAGTCTTAAAAAATACTGTTCCAGTAGCTGTTCCTGCATTAGCACCTGTAATGGATTCTGTTTGAGCATCCCCATTAACATCTGTACCAACTACAGTAAATGACTTAGCTGCATCATTTCCAGCAGAAAGAATAGTTACTATCCTTCCATGACTGAGAGCAACCGCACCACCAGAAGCCAACGCACCACCTATAGTAAGTGCTGCGTTATTTCCAACTGAGGCTGCTGCAGATATTCCATCAGCGTCTAAGGCTACTGTATCAGCAGTAATTGTAACTGCTTTTACATCTGACCTGCCTGACATTATACAATACCAGTTAGGTTAATTAATGAATAATCAGTTGTTACATTAACAATCATAACTGTACCAATTACTTGTATAACGTCTCCTGCTGCTGGTCCAACTGCACCTGCTGCACCTAGTGGTACTGCATGGTTACCAACTACTAGTGTTCCTGAAGTTAGTACGGCTTGTGGTCCTGAAACTGCAAACCAACCATAAGCACTAGCAGCCATGTCGACTACTGTTACACCTAGTGTAGCACCTGTAGTTGTAGCAGCTTGAACAATTTGACCGCTTCTTGGATCAGGAATTAAAGTTACTCTTGAACTTGTTGTTATTGCTGTTGCTAAATCATCGTAGCAAGTAATAACAATTGAAGGGTCTGCTGAGTGATCATGTGCTGGGTTAGATTCAATTCTAAGCATCTGACCTTCACCCGCAGCATCATTAATATAAAGATAACCACCTGCATATTGGTTAAGCGTTATGTCAGTACCAGCAGTCTCTACTGAGATTGCTGTCTCACCTGCGGCTACGCCTGCGGTTGGTGTTAAATCAAAGTGATGAGCAATTGAAGCAGCGTGTGTAACACACTTACCTGCTGTAACAGCTGCTGCTGCTAATCTACCATAAGCATAGACAGTATTACCATAAAGTAATCTACTTCCTAAAGGAAACAGTTGAGTGAGTCCTGAAGTAAAAGGGTCTACTGTTCCGTATTGGCTTCCGCCTTTACCTACTATAAAATCAGCAGGTCCATATCCTGTTGCTGCTGCGTATTGAACGTGTCCACCATCATCAGTAAAAATATTACCATCTGCGTTGATTACCAACCCATTTGTTACCGCACCTGAAGTTGAATCTATATCAATGGTTTTGAAACCATTTTCGGACCTTACCGATCCATTGAAAGTTGTATTAGCCATTATTAAGTCTCCTTAATTAATCTATCGTCTTGGCAATGTCTGCTAGGGCAGTCGATAGAAATTAATAAAATCCCTAGAAAAAAAAAGGGCAACATAGTCACCCTTTCTTATTTTAGTTCTTACGAACTACCTGGTGATCCATAGATACCTAGTGGATCAGATACTCCAAAGGAATATCTCTCTCTAGCTTTGTATCTTACATTACCAGTATCAAAGTCTCCATCCATAGATGTAGTCATTGGACTTCTAACAAAGTGCTTCATGCCGTCAGGTATATCTGTCGTGATGAAGAAAGCATTAGTATCAGTTAAATAATGATTAACTGCATAGCCTTCTGGAATCACGCCATTTGTTTTGATAGCATTGATGTCATTGTCAGCAGAACCAACTTTGTAATCGCTTTGTAAAAGTCTAGTAGCAACAAACTGTAAGTCTGAAGGTACTATTAATTTTACTGGTCTAGCAGCAATTTTAAGACCTCTTTCATCAGTATATTTACCGATTTGAATAACCGCATCTTCTAAAGATGTTTCATTCAAGTCAGCTCCTGCTGAAGGTCTGTTGCTGTTAGTTCCACCACTTACTAATGGATGATCTGTGCTAAATAAAGCAACATCATCTCCACTTTTGAAAGCGGTAGAAAATCCATTATTCAATGGAAAAGCAGATTTTACCTGTTTGGTGTAAGCCATTGCACGAGCCAACGCTTTGGTATATCTACCAGAGAGAGAAACGTAGAGGTTATCCTCCATTGCTTCTTCTGTGATTGAATAGCCCATAGCTATTGTTTCGTGTGTGTAACGAGCTACGAAAGACTCTTGTGCAGTATCATAATTGATAGCTGAACCTTCATTTTTTACTGGAGCAGCACCGAAACCAGACAACTTTAACTCTTCTTCAAATGATCTCTCAGAGTTCTCAGTTGCATAAATTTCTTCATGCTCATTTTCGTAGTTATTATACTCTTCGCCAAACAACGCATTTAATCCTGGAAGAAGTTGTTTTAGCTCATTTGCTCTTGATATAGCAGCCATAATATTCTCCTATTAACCTATGCCAGTTGTATTTAACAACTGATGTCCGACATTAAACATAACGATTACATCTGTGTAAGCATCTCCTACAGTACTATCTGGACCATCGACAAATTCGATGAGCTTTAATGGTAGTGTTGCAGTAGTTGCAGCAGTAGATATACCGACTGTATTTTTGCTTGTACCGATCGCTGTACTTCCTGCAGTTTGCACGATGTTACAGTTTTTGCCCAAGTCGTCTTGGTCTGCTGCTCCATTACATTGCATTTGCATTTTGATAAACGGATCGGTAGCCACATACGCTACTAAATCATCTGCTGCAGTTGAAGCTGTATACATTTGATTAGGCGTAAATTGCCCTGTTGAAGGGTCTGTGTAAGCACAACCAAGGAAAACACCAATAGGTGTTAAAGTCGCAGTACCCGTGTCTTTTTCGACAGTAGTATTTGGATTGTTGTCAGCCCACTTAACAATATCGCCATAGAATATGCTAGTAGCATACGCATTTTTAATTTTGTAGTGAGTAACTTTTCCTTGATAAGGGCTTCCAACAATAGTTCCAACGGGTCTTGACCCGAAAGGGGTAGCTGTTGATGACATATTTGTCTCCTTATATTAAATTAATTATTAAAGATTCTATGAATCTTTACCAAATGAAGTTCTCGACTTGCGTTCAAACACTTGTTTGGTCGCCATTCGATTATCTTGATCTTTAAAGTAAACATTGTCTACAGAGTCTAATTGAGATTGAGCAAGGTCTTGGAAATACTTATCTCTGGCTTTCGCTTTCTCTGAAGGCATTTTACATAATAACTGTCCGCCTATTTCTACATTACCTTTTGTAGCCCATTCTGATCCGTGGTCCATCATGTGTATTTGAAGTTCTGGATGATCTTCAAGTTTGCATGGAATCCACCCTTCACGAAAACGTCTTGATACATTAGGGTTATCAGATTGACCTAATAAGGCTGTTCTAATATACCTAAAGACAAAGCCGTCTATAGGGTTCGGTGATGGTAAATTAGCAGAATTTTCCCAGCTCTGTTCGTGCTGAGTAGCCTCTCGGCTATCTGTCTCTCTAGGAGTACGCTCTTGATCTATAGGAGAATCAGTTGAAACTTCTTCTACTTTATTTGTAACTTTATTTTCTTCTGACATTTAACTCTCCCTTAATAATTGATTTGCGTATTGCTCAGGACTTATACCAAGTTGGCGAGCTAGCTTAACTTGTGTCTGAGAAAGACGTATTTGCGTGGGTTTTTTGTTTCCGCTATCCCTCGTTGCGGATGCAACAACTGTTGAAGGTTGTCGTTTTG